TATGGGCATAGCATCTGAGTCTAGCTCAGATAAGTCAAAGTCAAGCACACTTGCTCGTCTGCGACTGAATCATTCACCTATCATGGGTGAAGCCGAAGTAAATGGTAAGACAGTAAATATGGAAGTAGTAGCGGGTGGTACATACAAGTTAGAGATACCTGATACAGCTACATATTATGCTCCATCTATTAAGATTAGACCTTACCTACAAAGGTTTATGTATAAGAGATTTGTCAAGGGTATGGGCGATAAGCCAAACAAGTATATCAAAACCGTCATGGCTGATAACTTAAACACAGACTTGAAAGACAATGATGGTGGATTCAACTGTGGTAAACCTGCTGGTTACATACAAGACTTCAAGGCATTGCCCGAGAAAACACAAGAGTTAATTAAGCAGATTAAACGAGTGCGAGTAATACTAGGCACGGTTGACTTAGTGGATGCAACCACAGATAGTGGTGAGCCTATCTCTATCACCAACAAGCCGTTCATTTGGGAGATTGAAAACAGAGATGCTTTCAAAGATGTTGGTGTGGTATTTACTAAGTTAGCTAAGATGAAGCGTTTGCCTGTGCAACACCTAGTTACAGGTGTTACAGAGGAGAGAAAGTTACCAAATGGTAATAGCTTTTTCTTACCTTCAGTCTCCCTTGACTTGAGCAATACTCTTGATTTAACAGAGACCGAGCAAAATAACTTTGGTGATTTTATGGCGTGGGTTCAAAACTACAATGAATATATCATTGATGCTTGGACAGATAGGTCTCATGCCAAAGAGGAACTTGGGTCTGACATTCTAGATGATATCGTAGAGATAGAAGAGGATGACATTCCAATATGATAAATCGCATGTTGAGTAATAATCCTTTTCAAACTCATGGTATTAACCATCTATCTCCGAGTAGTATAAATACTTATATAAGTGACCCACCTATGTGGGTCGCTAGGTATTTGTTTAATATCAAGTCTCCCACTGGACCGGCAGCAATACGTGGTATAGCTACTGAATTTTCTTTAGCTAAGAAGTATGAAGAAGGTGAGTTTGATTATGAGACATTAGAAGCAAAGTTCATTACTTTATGTGCTGAGTCCCTGATAAATTTAAAAGACAAGAAAACTGAAAAGGAGAAAAAGCTACTAAAAAACTTTGGAGAAGTCATTGATGAAAACTTTAAGTATAAGAATTTAAAGAGTTATCAAGAAAGAGTTGAGGTACAGCTTGAAGATTTGCCAATACCTATTATGGGTTATATAGACTTTAGGTTTGAAAATAAAATCGTAGATTTAAAAACCACAACTAGGATGCCTTCTCAACCTACAGAAGCGCAGAAAAGACAGATGGCATTTTATTCTATGGCTTATCCAAACAATAGCTTAGATTTATTCTTTGCCACACACAAAGACTATAAAAAGTTTGCTTTGAAAAACTTAGAGGAGTATAAAAAACAGTTGGAAAAAGTAGCCTACAGTATACAAAGATTCTTATCAATTAGTAGTGATAAGTATGAATTAGCTTCTTTTGTTTATCCTAACTTTGATTCTTGGACATGGGGTAACAAGATGAAAGAAGAAGCTAAGAAAATATGGAACTAAAAGAAAGGAGTAAACACATGGAACAGTATGATGATTTAAAAGCCGAAATAAAAGAGTTGGAAACACAACTCGCAGAAAAGAAGAAGGAGTATCGTGAGCTAAAAACGGCAGGCCTTAGAGCAGCGATTGAAGCACAACGAGAAGCAGAGAAGCATGTGAGGGAAGAACTAAAGTCTCTTGGTTATCCTCTAAGCTACTCATGGCTCAGAACTTCTACTTTCTAAACATGTCTCCCCACAAATTATTCCGTGCATCTCGGAAGATGGGGTATCGTAGTGGGCTAGAGCTTTCTGTATCTGAAGCACTCAAAGAACAAAATATTAATTTTGATTACGAGTCAATAAAGATTGAATGGGAAGACCTAGCCTACAGAACATACACACCTGACTTCATATTACATAATGGTATTATCATTGAGACTAAAGGTATGTTTACAGCTGCAGATAGGCGCAAACATTTAGCCGTAAAGAAGCAACATCCTAGACTAGATATTCGTTTTGTGTTTGAAAATAGTAAACGTAAATTACGCAAAGGTGCAAAGTCTACTTACGCTGAATGGTGTATGCGATACGACTTCCTTTACCATGATAGAATCATACCCGAAGAATGGATAAAGAAGAAAGGAAAGAAGAAGCATCCTACCTTCATTACATTTAAAGGTACAAAAATAAAAAGGAGATAAATATGAAGTTATCAGAAATGTCAGAAGTTGACAAAAACGATTATATAATTCGTCTTAGACCGTTTCAATATGACAATGGTGAGTGGACTGGTGATGTAGATATATGCATAGTTACACAAGAAAAGAATGATTTAAGCACAGAGGATTATGATGAACTCATGCACCTATCTAGAATGATAGCTGCGTGTGTACCTTTAATGGAGAAAAATCAAGAGTTACGTGAGCTTATACATAACATTGTGAAGCGTACATCGGATAATAATTTAGAAGTTACTTTTCCTAGAGAGGTAAATAAGATTGACAAGAAAGACAATATCATTACAATAGACTTCAAGGGTAAACAACCAAATGGGAGTGATGAATGACAGACAATGTAAACAGTCCACCACACTACAATAAAAGCGGTATAGAATGTATAGATGCTATACGTGCAGCCACAGATAGTGGCTTTGAATATTATCTTCAAGGCAATATTCTTAAATATATTTGGAGATACCGTTACAAGAATGGCACGGAAGATTTAAAGAAAGCTCAATGGTATCTGAACAAGTTAATACAAGAAGTAGAAGGGTATTACGATGAAGATAAAAGTTAAAGTATTTCTGTCACTCATACTAGATGGTGAAGAATATAGAGTTCCTGCAGATGGAGATGTATCAGAAGAATTAGGCGGTGCGATACAAGAAATTATACACGACATAGACGGAATAAAAGTTCAATCAATTAAAATAATACAAGAGGATAAAGATGAATAACACATTACCAACAGACTACCAAAACTTCATTGCATTATCACGTTATGCGAGATGGAAAGAAGATGAACAAAGAAGAGAAACATGGACAGAAACAGTCGATAGATACGTAGATTATATATCTAATCATGTTAAGAAGAAGCACGATTATGAAATAAGTAATAGTCTAAAGTATGAACTAGAGGAAGCTTTGGCTGGTCTAAGTGTCATGCCTAGTATGAGAGCATTGATGACAGCAGGTCCGGCATTAGATAGATGTCATGTTGCTGGATATAACTGTGCATACATACCAGTAGATAGTCCACGAGCCTTTGATGAAACTATGTATGTGCTTATGTGTGGCACAGGCGTTGGCTTTTCTGTAGAAAGAGAGAATGTAGATAAACTACCCATAGTAAACGAACACTTTGAGAAGAGTGATACAGTAATTAAAGTAGCAGATAGTAGACCCGGATGGGCTAGAGCGTTACGAGAAATGATTGCTATGTTGTATGCAGGACAGATTCCACAGTGGGATGTATCAGAGGTTAGACCTGCGGGTGCAAGACTAAAAACATTTGGTGGTCGTGCGAGTGGTCCTAAACCTTTGGAAGAATTATTTGACTTCTGTATTGCAAAGTTTACTCAAGCAAAGAATCGCAGATTGTATCCATTGGAGTGTCACGACATAATGTGCAAGATAGGTGAAGTTGTAGTTGTTGGTGGAGTTCGTAGGTCTGCACTTATATCTCTGTCGAATCTTGGTGACACACAAATGCGACACGCAAAGTCTGGTCAATGGTGGGATAATGAAGGACAGCGTGCTTTAGCTAATAACAGTGTCGCATATAAATCTAAACCCGATATGGATACATTTATGCGAGAGTGGTTGGCTTTGTACGAAAGCAAGTCTGGTGAGCGAGGTATATTCAATAGACAATCAGCAGTTAATCAAGCAGCAAAAAATGGCAGAAGAGATATAAACTATGAATTTGGTTGTAATCCATGCAGTGAAATAATACTGCGCCCATATCAATTCTGCAATCTTACAGAGGTTGTTGTTAGAGAAACAGATACAGAAGAAAGTCTAATTAGGAAAGTTAAGTTAGCCACTATTCTTGGTACGTTTCAATCCACTCTTACAGAGTTTAAATACTTACGTAAGATATGGAAAGACAATACAGAAGAAGAAAGACTACTAGGTGTATCTCTGACTGGCATTATGGACAATGCATTAACAAGCGGTAAGAGTCCTCGCATTGGAAAGAACATTGAAGGTTTGTTAACAAGACTACGTGACGTAGCTGTAAAGACAAACAAGGATGTAGCATCTAAGCTAGGTATACCACAGTCTACTGCCGTGACAACAGTTAAACCAAGTGGCACTGTAAGTCAGCTAGTGGATAGTGCGAGTGGTATTCATGCACGCCACAATGAGCATTACATAAGAACTGTGCGTGGTGATAACAAAGACCCACTCACTAAGTTTATGATGGCACAAGGCATACCACATGAGCCTGACGTTATGAAGCCTGACAGCACGACAGTGTTTAGTTTTCCTATGAAGCCACCATCAAGTGCCGTGTGTCGCAAAGACATGTCAGCTATAGAACAGCTAGACATATGGCTGATGTATCAGAAGCATTGGTGTGAACACAAACCGTCTGTTACCATCTCTGTCAAAGAAGATGAATGGTTAGAGGTAGGCTCTTGGGTATACAATAACTTTGATGACGTATCAGGCATAAGCTTTTTACCATTTAGTGAACATACGTATAAACAAGCACCTTATCAAGACTGCGACAAAAAAGAATATGAAGATACATTATCTATCATGCCAAAGAATATTGATTGGACAAAGCTATCTGATTATGAGAAAGAAGATACAACTAAATCAGCGCAAACATTTGCGTGTTCGGGTGACAGTTGTGAGATAGTGGACATAGGTGCATGACATGACATTATTCGTAATATATGCAACAGTGCTTGCAAGTAACATGGTACATATGATAGAATACAAAGGTACTTCTTTTAGGACACAAACAGATTGTATTAAATTTTTAGAGGAGCAGAATAATCACATCAACTTTACGTTGCGAGAACACTTAGATAAAGAAGACCCAAATTCAACCGTGTTGTTTATTGGATGCTCTGAGAGGAGTAAGTTACCTAATAATGATGCACTAACATAAGGAGATATTATATGGAAAATTTAGAGCCTAGCACAGAGAATCGTAAAAAGTTTGACATTGACCTTGAATATGGTAAAGTTAGAGAACAGCTTGTAGCTGATATGTTGCAAGACAAAAAGATAGAGGTAAAAAGTGAAAGAGATATATGGCAAAAAACAGGCAACATCGCAATCGAGTACGAATCGTATGGTAAACCAAGTGGCATCAACGCTACGGAATCAGACTATTGGTTTCACAACTTATGCATTGGTGACGATGTATTTGCAACGGTTGTTTTCAAAACGAAAAACTTAAAGAGAATCATAAACAATTTGGATTATAAGAGGTCTGTTGCTGGTGGAGACCACAACGCATCAAAGATGTACCTACTTAACTTGAAGAAGTTATTTTCTTCAGATGTAATCAAGGCGTTTAAGGAGAAAGAGAATGAACTTGCAAGCTGAAGCTACCGAGTGGTTAGAAAGGAGAAACAAAAACATGACATTTACAGAGTATGAAGAAGCAGTAAAGACTACAGTTATCTATCCATCGACACACAAAGTATTATACCCAGCTTTAGGTTTAGCTGGAGAAGCCGGTGAGGTAGCTAATAAAGTAAAGAAGTTAATAAGAGATGGGTTTGATAAACAACCTAATGATTGGCGAGAGAGACTCGCTAGTGAGATTGGAGATGTGCTATGGTATTGTGTCGCATTATCCAATGACCTAAACGTACCTATATCCACTGTTGCAAAGGACAACATGGATAAGTTGTTATCAAGATTTGAGAGAGGTACGTTGGGTGGTTCGGGAGACAAGAGGTAAATTACATCTGCCCTTTGGCTAGGATTCTCCCTATTTGTATGGCATTTCTGTAATGGTTGACGTTGGGTTCTTCCTCTACCATCTCCATTATGGACTTGCCATACTTTGTGATGTAATATTCGTTAGCTAATCTTTCTTGTATATCTGTCAGCTTAGAAAACTGCGCTCTGTCAAACGGTGTGTATGACTTATCAGATATCTTACGTGCTTCATGCTGTGCTAACATCTTAGCTTGTTTTCTATAGAACTTCAGTCTATTACTTAACGTAGCACGCTTCTGTGTTTCTGTCTTGTTTCTATAACTATCTTGCACAACAAGAGCAGATATATTCTTCTCCACTAATTTACCCATGTGTTTCTTAACAAGAGCATCGGCTGTTTTATCACCTGAACCGGGAACTATCTCAAATCTTTCTATTCCTAATTTAACAAACTCTTCCTCTGCCATGTTTCGCTTGGCTTCTTTTCGGAGTCCCGTAATTTGTCCAATCAACGGACTTTGCCTATATATATTACCCTCTCTTGTAGGACTTTGTATAGGTGGTAAATCTTTTGATAGTTCGGGTAAATCTTTCTTTAGATAATTAGTTAATGCTGAATTAAATCTCTCTTCAAAACCCACACCTTCTGTTTGTTTTGGGTCTCTTACAATCGCGGCTTCCGTATCATAAGATGCTTGTAAATCTCTCACGACACGAGCTGGAGTTAAGTAACCCCCAAATATTTCTCCAAAATAACCACCTAATAAATCCCCTAATCGCTCATCTGATATTTCTTCTTTTCCACCAAACAAATCTATAAACTTGTCTGTCACATACGAACTTGCGCCAGTTCTTAGTTGAAGACCAGTGAAGGCTGCAAGTGTTTCCTTCATATTTATTTTGCCTGTATCACCGTTACCATATTTTACAATAGCGTCAGCTACGGCTAAATAAGGAACTAATGGAAAGAAAGGCCGCAAGTCACCAGTGCCACCATCAGCCGTCCTGTATTCATAAAATCGGACATCTTGATTTTCAGCACGATATTTAATCGCACCGTAGAAAGATGCTGTACCCACGATACCTTTGGCAAATTCTGACCTAGCTTGAGCAAACTGTTGTTGCGCTTGCCTATGCAGTCTAGTTCCCTCTTTTGTTTGCCCTACTTTTTTAGCAGAATCAGCCATTCTTCTAGTAATTAAGCCTAGCCCACCCTTTGATGTGCCTGTTGCTAAACTTAATGGAGAATAGTCTAGCAAGAATTGCAAAGCACCTACAGTAAATCTAGCAAATGGTATTGCCGCCGTACCTATAGGTAATGGTACAGGACCTAGTGCATCGTTAAACTTTATAAAGTAATGACCTACACTATCACCTATCTTTGGGCCACCCACCTTTGGCATACGAGAGAATGTAAACTCAAGAGCTTCTTCAATACTATCTGACAATACTGATGCTGGTAAAGTTTTGCCCGATACTGCAAATTCCTCTAAGCTTTTATACTGTCCTATCTTTGTCGGATTATCTACTATCACGCCTGCTCTTCTAAGCTTTTTATCTATACTGTCTGTAAACACACCATTTCTAAAGAATAAATCTTGGGCTATGTTTAAGCCATTCATCATTCTTGTAAAGCCACTAAGCGTTTCATCCTCTGATGCTTCTTGTAATGTTCTATCCATTCGTGCAGCAAGACGAGGGTTGTGTTGTAATAAAGTCTTTGCCAAGTCAGCCGTGTCTGTAACTTTTCTTAGTCTATTTAATCTTCCAAACGAATCTCTTACAATATCCTTTATACTACCACTGCCCAACGGCTGATTGCCTGTCATCGCAGCATCTAGTCCTCTACCAAACTGATAAAGAGTAGATTCAATAGCATTAGCACCCGTCTCAAATGCTAATCGTGTTACACCTGTGCCTACGTTACGCACTGTAGTAGCAATCTGTGTAACCATCAATGCTCTTCTTTCACGGTCTAGTCTAGTCATTAGTCCATGCACTCTTGCCATTGGGTCTAATAATTTGTCTGATGGTCTAGCTGCCAACAGTATTTCTGCTAGTTCTTTGTCCACCATTCCTAGCGACTTTATTATTTTACCAACATTACTTGCTGTTTGTAAAAAAGAACCAGCATCACTATAGGATGCACCCATAGCGTTTACAAATTGCTCTGTTGTTAGCCCTGCACGAGATATCGCACCTTGTAAGGTATCGGCTGATAAGCTGTCCTCTACAACACCTTTATCACTTACCTTCACTATCTTTGATAGCTCTTCTCCTAGTCTACCTTTGAATAGTTTTTCTGTCTGTTTCTTTATAGCTTTTGGAGAAGCTCCCTCTGTTTTCTTTAACGCTTCATTGACAAGTAAACCAATAACCTCTGATGCTTTGGTATCTTCATCAACCATGTCACCTAGTCTGCCATTCTCTGCTAACTCTTCTACAGTTTCTGTAACAACTTTACCAACTCTTTTCATTAGCTCCGTATTAAACTGTGTCTGAGCTACAAAATTAGCATCCGCAGATAACTCACCTAGTTTTTCAAGTGTTTCTCTACCTGCATTTATATCAAATATTCCTGAAGCTGTCTGTGATGTAGCTTCTGCTGCTCTGTTAACGGCAAGTTCAGACTCACGGGCTTTTAATTCTTTTGCTATTTTCTTTTGTTTGATTACAGATTGTCTCGCATTATTTAATAACTGCGGGCCACCTAATCCACCTGAAAGCTTCGCACCACCATAACCAAAGCCAAGACCAACACCACCGACTATCGCTGTTCTCTTCAAGTCATATTCTTCTGGTGTGTATTCACCATATTTCTTAGACAACATCTCTAGTTCTTGCAGTTTTAAATCTTGCAATGCTACGACACCAGCTTCAGCTGCTATACCAGTTCCTATGACTTTACCAGCTTTACTCTTTAACATACCCTTTGTGCTATACTTTGCCGCTTCTTTCATGGCAGCTTTTTTACCACCAGTTTTTAACGCTTGTATAATAGCACGTTGAGCGATAAAGCTACCCACTTTACCTGCTCCAAAACCTATATACGATAGAGGGTCGGTCAAAAGAGATATACCAAAATCTTTTATAGCTGACCCATATCCTGTACCACCCTCTTGGTAGAACGATGGCAACCTTCCAAGCTGTTGATATAAATATCCAAACTGCATACGCTCTTCTTGATTAGCATTTCTCACCCAATCAAGCTGTCTACCTAAATCTATACTATTAAATTCAAACTCACGAGTATGCGTTAGGAATCTTTTGAGGTATTGTTCATCAGATTCATCGTCTTTTTGTTTACCTAAATTACCTTTTACCCCGTAGTCACGGAGCATATCCATATATTCTCTGTCAGAAGAGAGTTGAGAAAAAGATAATGTTTCTTCTGTCTCTGCTTCTGCTTGATTATTAAATTGTTTTTGAGGGGGATTTCTAAACTCTTTGGGTACATCTGTAGATTCCCTACCAAAGTCTAGTAAGTTAGTGACGTTTTCTACATCACTTCTAGGTTTGTCTTGCTTTTCTTCTTCTTCTTTGCCAAACCTTAAAAGCTGAAGTGGGTCAGCCATTATTTTTTCCTAAATTTTTCTTTATAAGAGGAGTATTCAGCCATTTCTTTTATACGCATTATCTGCCTTCGCACTACATTTTCAGGAACGCCTGCATCTAATAATACTCTTCCTACTGCTTCCGCACCTTCGTTGCTTATTAACGCTTGATTCTGAGTAATAAAGAAATCTACAAATGCATCAGGGTTAGCTTTGATAGCATTATCATCTAGTTGCTGTGTCTCTCTGTTATAGAATGTAGTTCCTTCTAATGCGCCTTGCTCTTGCTCATTTAAAACATTGCTCATAGGTGGTTCATCTACGACAGTGGTATCTACAGCTTGTGTGTCTACAGGTTGTACATCAACTCCACGAGTGGGGTCAAACAACTCTGCATCACCTATTTCATCTGATGCTTCACCTAATCGTAAAGCTTCTTCTGTTTCTCTTCTAAGTTTTGCTTCATTAAGAACTTCATCAACTAATGAAGACAGTCCTTTTAGACGCACCATAGCTTCTGCATCTTTACTTCTAAACGCTGTTTGGTCAGCATTTAAAATGTTATTTATTATAAACTGTTTCTCTGCTGCCTTTTTTATTGGTGCATATACTTTCAATGCATCTTCGCCAAACACTTGCTGTCCTGTAGTTGGGTCTACAATATTTACTCCTTGGGATGTACTAAACCCGGCACTACTTTCTGTTTGGTTTAACATATTATCATAGCTTCTAGATAAAACAGATATTGACACCTCGCCTGAACTTGGGTCTTTAGCTTTTGCTACACTTTCTATTGTGGTAATCAATAGAGTTTGTTTATCTTGTAACTTCTTTAGTTTATCGGGGTCAGTTGTCTTGGCTATCTCTAGTATATTTTGAGATAACTGTTTTTCTAAACTTGGTATATTAGCAGCCATAGTAGCTCTATGCTGTTGTTGCTTCATGCTAAACTCTACACCAGCTTTTAAACCACTTGGGTCAAATTTACCTCGTAGTGTATCTGTTAAGGCTCTTACTTCTGCAAAGTCTCTTTCAGGTATAAGTTGATTTACACTCGCAGATATATCTTTGCCTGCGTCTTTTAGACCAAGACCTATTTTACTTAGACCACTTGTATCTGTGTATTGAATATCTAGTGGTTTAATTTCCATACTTACCGCACCTAGTGCTTGCTTTCTTGATAGGTCAGCAAACTGTGACAAGTCAACTCCATCAAACTTAAACTTGTCAGCTATATTGTATGATATGCCAGCTTGTCTAGTTTCATCTAAGTCATCTATATATTTACCTACACTATCCACATCACCGCCAAGTGCTTTGTACGCAGCTAAACCTTTGGACACATCTCCACCAAACTCATTTATAAGTCTGTTCAGATGCTTCTCAGCCATTCTATCATGCTCATCTGCAGCATCTAGCTTCTGTGCTTGTCGAGTCATCCAAAATGTTTTAGCTCTACTAACATCATCTTGTCTTCGTGATATAGCCATTTGCAAGTTTCTATCTATGCTACCAGCTAAACCCTTGACTAATCCTTTTGCAAACATACCCATTAGCTT